GGCTCAAAGCATCCACCCGCGCACTGCGGTGGTCGAGGGCATGGTCAACATGGATGACGTGCTCAACAACGAGACGGGCGCCGTTATCCGTATGCGTCAGCCTGGGATGGTGCAGCCGTTTAGCAATCCATTTGTTGGCCAGGCTGCGTTCCCGATGCTGGACTACATCGACCAGATTAAAGAGGACCGCACCGGCATGAGCAAGGCCGCGATGGGCCTCAACGCTGACGCATTGCAGTCGAGCACCAAGGCAGCGGTGGCGGCCACCATCAGCGCATCACAGGGTCGCATTGAACTGACGGCGCGCCTGATGGCCGAGGGCATGAAGAAACTGTTTAAGGGCATATTGTTCCTGCTGGTGACGCACCAGGACAAGCCCCGCATGGTGCGCCTGCGTAATGAGTTTGTGCAGATGGACCCGCGCGCGTGGAACTCCGCGATGGATGTTCACATCAACATTGGCCTGGGCAATGGCGACACCAATGAGCGCATCCAGGCGCTGATGATGATCCTTGCCAAGCAGCAGGAGGCACTGACCCAACTAGGCCCACAGAACCCGCTGGTGACCCCGTCTCAGTATTCCCATACCCTGCGCCAAATCGTGCAGCTCTCTGGGTTTAAGGATGCCTCGCAATTCTTTAATGACGTGCCTGCCGACTACCAACCGCCAGCCCCAGCGCAGCCTAAACCGACTCCGGAGGAAGTTTTGGCAGAGGTGCAGGCTAAGTCTATTGAGGCTGATATTCAGAAGAAAGCGGCAGAGTTGGAACTCAAGCACCAGCAGATGGTGCGCGACGATGACTACCGGCGTGATGCCTTGGCGCAAGAGTTGTACTTAAAGAAATACGAACTTGAGTTAAAGTACAACGCGCAGATTTCTACGGCTGAGATTGAAGCACAGCAAAGTCTTAACCGAGAAGCAATGCAGCAGCAGACTACCCTGGCACAAGCCCAGATGTCAGCGGCTGCGCCCATCAACCAATATGGAATGGCATAAATGGAGAATGAAGAACTTGTACGCAAGGGCCGAAAGGCAAGCCAGTTGCTGGAGGATGAAACCTTCAACATGGCAATCAACAAGATGGAAAACGACCAGCTCTGGTACTTTCGGTCAACGAAACCAGAGGAGTCAGCCAAGCGAGAGATCGCCTGGTCCATGCTAAAGGCAATCGATAACCTAAAGATCGAACTGCAAAAGACTGTTGACAACGCAAAGGTGGCGCAACGCGCTATCGAGCGTGCGAATAAGTAGAGGACATTTATGCAACAAGCACAAACGGGTTCTGCGGGACCCATGAATCTGGACCAAGCGGCCCAGGCACTCTCTGCAATGCTGCCCGATGAGGGAGAACAGTCAATTGAGGAGACGTTTGACGATTCGCTGGAAGGCGAGTCGGCGGCGCCAGCCGAAACATCAGCGGAAGATGCAGACGCAACCGATGATGTCACGGATGGCGAACAGTTAGAGGAAAGTGAAGATTCCGAGGAAGAAAAGCCGGATCAGACCTTTACCGTCAAAGTTGACGGCACTGAGGTTACTGTAACCCTGGACGAACTTCAGAAGGGATATTCGCGGACTCAGGACTACACGCGAAAGACTCAGCAAATTGCCGAAATTCGACGCCAAGTCGAGTCGGAAGCCGAGGCCATTCGCGCCGAGCGTAGTCAGTACGCTCAGTTGTTAGGAGCATTGGAGTCGCAGGTTCAGCAAGCCGCGCAGCCTAATATCGACTGGGATCGCCTCTACCAAGAGGACCCCATCGAGTGGGTGCGGCAGAAAGAGGTGATGCGTGAAAACCAAGCAAAGTCGCAGGCTATTCAATTTGAGCAGCAGCGTCTTATGCAGATTTCACAGCAGGAGCAAGCTCAACAGATGCAGTCTTTTCTTGCGCAACAGCAAGACGAACTGCTGAAGGTTTTGCCTGATTGGAAGGACCCAAACAAGGCGAAAAAAGAGAAAGAATTGCTCATTGACTTTGGCCAGAAGGCTGGGTTTAGCACCGATGAACTGAAGAACATATTCGACCACCGAGTCGTTAACGTGCTGCGTAAGGCGGCACTGTACGAGCAGATGATGGGCAAGAGACAGTCCATCAAGCCGGTGGTGAACAATGGTCCACGTCCTGCCAAGCCAGGTGCAGCAGGCCGTGTCTCCCAAACAAGTGAAGCTACTCGCGCAAAACAGCGTCTTGCAAAAAGTGGTCGCGTCCAAGACGCGGCTTCCGCAATTGAACTTTTATTGAAGTGAGTAAATTATGACTATCGTAACTAACACCTTCACCACCTTTGATGCCAAAGGTATCCGTGAAGATTTGAGCAATGTAATTACCAACATTGCACCAGAAGAAACCCCTTACATGAGCAACATTGGCCGCGAGTCAATCAGTAACTCTTTGTTTGAGTGGCAGACCGATACCTTGGCAGCAGCCGCAGCCAACAAGCAGTTAGAGGGTGATGACGTATCGTCATTTGATGCTGTTGTTGCTACTGTGCGTTTGCAGAACTATGCTCAGATTTCGCGCAAGACTATTGTTTTGTCCGCAACTGAAGAAGTGGTTAACAAGGCCGGTCGCCGTTCTGAGTTGGCTTATCAGATCGCCAAGCGTGGCTCTGAGTTGAAGCGTGACCAAGAATTCACCATGCTCAATGGTGCAGTCGCTGCCGCTGGTAACACTACCACCGCACGCGGTACTGCCTCCCTTGGCGCATTTGTGAAAACAAACGTTGATATGCAGACCAATGGCGTTAACCCTTCGTACACGACGCTGCCTAACAGCGCCCGTACTGACGGTAACGTGCGTACCTTCACCGAGACTATTTTGAAGAACGTCATCCAGCAAGTCTGGGCCGCTGGCGGTACTCCAAAAATCTTGATGACGGGTCCTGTGAACAAGCAGCGCGTCTCTGGCTTTGCTGGTATTGCGTCCTCGCGTTTCAACATTGATGGCGGTGTAAAGCCTGCAACCATCATTGGTGCAGCCGATGTCTACGTCAGCGATTTTGGTAACGTGCAAGTGGTTCCTAACCGTTTCCAGCGCGAGCGTGATGCCTGGGTGATTGATCCTGAGTACGCAAAGATGACTACCCTGCGTCCTTACCAGCAGATCGAACTGGCTAAAACCGGCGATGCCGATAAACGTATGCTTATCGTTGAATTTGGCCACAAGGTTTTGGCTGAAAATGCCCACGGCCTGGCTGCTGATCTGATTACTTCGTAATCAATCATGGAAGGGATCAGGGAAACCTGGTCCCTTTTTTAAATGAGCGAATCAAAAATATTTGACACAAACACAGACCTTGGCATCACTCGGACGTGGCACTACGACCCGGATACCGACCAGGCAACCATACAGACAAGTCAAGATGTAACGGCGATCATTGAAGAAAACCGGAACACTTACAACCAGGGCGAGAAGCACGATAAGTATGGCGAGTGGAGCCGCGTGGCGTCCATACCATTGAGTGTGTATTTTCAGCTCAAGGCAGAGGGCAAGTTGGATGATGATGCGTACATGAAACGCTGGTTAAACGATCCAGAAAACCAATATTTTAGAACTCGACCAGGACAAGTATGAACTATGTAGCAGTCTGCACGCCAGCGCGTGATATGGTCCACACAAACTTCACCTACTGCCTGGTGAACATGGTGGCGTATCACACTATCAGCACCACCGATGCCGTATCTCTGAAGATCATGCAGGGTACGCTGATACAGAATCAGCGTGCTGACTTGGCGCTGGACGCGATGGCCGAGGGCTGCACGCATATCCTGTTTATTGATTCGGATATGACTTTCCCGCAGGACATGGTAGGACGTCTGCTCAAGCATGACCTGGACATTGTGGCCACCAACTGCGCACGGCGCAGGATGCCTACGGGACCGACTGCGCAGAACTACAAACCTGACGGGACCAGGGAGCTGGTGTACACCATGCCCGAATCCACCGGAATTGAGGAAGTTGGCTCTATTGGCATGGGTGTGATGCTGATTAAGCGTAACGTCTTTGAGAAGCTGTCCGAGCCGTGGTTTGAGACGCCTTGGCGCCCCAAGGAGCGCGGGTACATTGGCGAGGATATTTTCTTCTGCCGTAAAGCGCAGGATGCAGGGTTTAAAATCCACATTGACCATGACGTGAGCAAAGAGATTGGTCACATTGGCACGTTTGAATTCAAGCACGACCATACATGGGTGATGCGCGAGCTTGAGGAACAGGAAAAGGCAACGTAATGGCTCTGACAACGTACACGGAGTTAAAGACATCAATCGGTGACTGGCTTAACCGCACCGACTTAACGTCTGCCATTGCCGACTTTATCTCTCTGGCAGAGGCGCAGATTGAGCGCCAGCTACGCACCAGGCAGATGATTAACAGGTCCAATGCAGATATCAATACTGAGTACGCTGCACTGCCTAGTGATTTCTTAGAGACAAAATCGTTCAAGTTAACGAGCACAAACCCTGTCACGCCGCTGGTGTTCCAGACCATTGACGCGCTAGACGATCTGTCACGGCGATATTCTGCTGCCTCGCGTCCTAAATACTTTGGCATTGTCGGCGGCCAGATCAGGTTAATTCCTGCCCCCGATGCAACCTACACCACAGAGTTGATTTACTACGCTAAATTGACAAAACTGTCAGCCTCGGTATCAAGCAACTTTCTGCTTGCATCCAGCCCCGATATTTACCTTTACGGCAGCCTGTTGCAGGCCGCGCCATACTTGCAGGATGATGCGAGAATACCCGTGTGGTCAAGCCTGTACGATAGGGCATTGACCGATGTTCAGACGGCAGATGACCGTGGCTCTACGTCTGGTGGTGCTATGGCTGCGCGTGCTAGGTCCTTTGGATAATTAGGAGTAATTTATGCAATCTGAAAAAATTAAATTGTCAGAAACATCTGATGTTTCTATATCTAAGTCTAATGATTTGAACGAGACAATTGGCGTTACTGGTCACTATGTAGTTGAGTGCGTCGGACCAGATGGCCAAGTCAAGTGGACTGACACCATTGAAAACTTAGTGGTAACTGTTGGCAAGAATGACTTGCTTGACAAGTTTTTTGCCGGTTCTGCATACACTGCTGCCTGGTACTTGGGTTTGGTAGATGGTGCTACTACACCTACTTACGCTGCCGGTGACACATTGGCCTCTCACGCTGGCTGGACAGAGAGCACCGCGTACTCTGGCAGTAATAGGGCAACCGTGGCCTGGAATGCGGCCTCTGCTGGCTCTAAGGCGTCCACCGCTACATCATTCAGCATTAACGCTACAGCGACCATTGCAGGCGCATTGTTGACAGTTACCCAAGTTCGTGCAACAACTACAGGTGTTTTGTACTCTGCCGGTTCTTTTAGCGGTGGCAACCGTTCTGTAGTTAATGCCGACACATTGAACGTTACCTACACGGCATCTGTTTAAGGAAAATATCATGGCTTTCAAGACAGGTGATTCCGTCAAAGTTAAGAACACAGAGTTGGTTGGCACTGTCCAGGGCGCTACTGTAGATACAGATGCCCAATTGTTGCTGCGTGTTTCTTACACAGACCAAGACAATATTTCTCAAGAGCGTTTCTTCAAAGAAGAAGAAATCGAAATCACATAATTTAAGGGGGTTTTATGGCTCTAGTCTTAGCCGATAGGGTTAAAGAAACCACCACTACAACTGGTACTGGTACTGTTACTTTAGCGGGTGCAGCAACTGGATTTCAGACCTTTGCCGCCGTTGGTGATGGAAACTCAACCTACTACACCATTGAAGATGGAACAGATTGGGAAGTTGGAATTGGAACTTACACAACATCCGGTACAACTTTGTCTAGAACAACTATACTTTCTTCTAGCAATTCTGGTTCGTTGGTAAATTTTTCCGCAGGCGCAAAGAATGTGTTTGTAACGTACCCTGCTTCTATGTCAGTGCCAGAAGGTAAGGCAATAGTTATGGCAATGGTTTTTGGATACTAAGGAATAAATATGGCAAACCCAAACATTGTTAACGTATCATCAATTTACGGTAGTACAAACTATTTAATTCCAAGCACAACGGCGGCTACGACTTGGACTGCGCTTACACCTGCGGCGGGCACGGTTAATAAAATTAACAATATTGTTGCGTCAAATGTAACTGCATCTGTTGCAACCGTAACTGTAGCAGTCAACAGTGCTGCGGCTGGCGCTGGTACAAACTACCGTTTAATCTATCAAGTGCCTGTGCCAGTAAACGCTTCCATTGTGGTTGTTGACAAAAGTACGGCGTTATATTTGGGTGAAGCACAGTCGATTGTGGTTACTGTAGGAACGTCATCCGCAATTGAATTAACCTCATCTTACGAAGCTATAACCTAATGTCAACGCAATATGTAGGGTCTGTTCTTTCATCAACAGAACAGGCTACATCAAACATTAGTGCCGCAGGGATTTGGACTACTAGTGATGTAATGCAAGCGCAAAAAGCGACCACATGGCCCACTATACCGTTTCCAATTCAGTTTTTATTAGTTGCTGGCGGGGGTTCTGGAGGCTATCAATATAGCGGAGGGGGCGGTGCTGGAGGTGTAGTTTCATCTTCAGCCGCAACTATTACCCCTACAACAAGTTACACGGTAACAATTGGAGCCGGTGGAACATCATCTTCATCTGATACAACGGCTGCAAATGGAAATGGCAACAATTCAGTATTTACGGCATCAGGTTTAAGCCCCGCAATAGCTGGAGGCGGTGGTGGTATTGATTCTAGTAAAGCTGGTGCAAATGGCGGCTCTGGCGGAGGCGCTGCTTATTTAAGCGGATTTGCTGGTGGAACTGGAACAGCAGGTCAAGGGAGTAATGGCGGTGCTGGCTCTATTTCTACTAACTTTGGTGGCGGTGGTGGTGGTCAAGCTGCTGCTGGTTCTGGCGGTGCTTCTTCTACAGGTGTTGGCGGTATTGGAATATTAAGCACCATTACCACAGCGTTTGCTGGGACTGCTAACACAAGCACCAGCACAAGCATAAATATCACTGCCGTTTCTGCTGGGGTTATAGGTATTGGTACGCAAATAACGGGGTCAGGTGTTCCCGCAGGCACAGTTGTTATTGCTTTGGGAACAGGTACAGGCGGTACTGGTACTTACACTATGAACAAGGCCACTACTACTACGTTAACCGGAACCGCAATTACAAGTACTGGCGTTTACTACGCTGGAGGTGGGGGTGGTTGGACTCGCAACACGGGTACGACTCTTGGCGGTTTAGGCGGAGGCGGTGGAGGAGTTACAGGTTCTGGCCCGGGCGCAGGCGGTGTTAACCAAGGTGGTGGTGGCGGCGGTGCAGCAGCTAGTGTTCTAGGCGGTACTGGAGGCTCTGGCATATTAATTATTGCTTACGCTAATATATACGCCGATCTTTCTTCTGTATCCGCAGGATTAGTCTGCAACGGAAGCGCAGGAAACACTACGCCAAATACAACGTATCGCTCTGGTTATAAAGTGTACAGATTCACTGCTGGCACTGGCTCTATATCTTGGTAAACAACAATGGCTACCAGATATAAAGGTTCTATTATGTCGTCCACGGCACAAACGCCGACAACGGCTAGTGCTAAAGGCATTTGGAAAATAGCTACTGTTTTGCAAGCACTAAAAGCTGGAATATGGCCTTTTACAACGGCTTCAGTAGACTATTTAGTAGTTGCTGGCGGCGGTGGTGGCGGTGGCGCAGGAACAAATTCTGGAGCTGCTGGAGGTGGCGGTGCAGGCGGGTTATTAACTGCAACCGGTCTTTTATTGCGTTTTAACACTACATACACTATTACCGTGGGTCCATTGGGTGCAGGAGGAACAACCGCAGGTACTCAAGGTACAAGTGGCGGTAATTCTGTTATTAGCGGAACAGGAATAACAACGATCACTGCAACTGGCGGCGGTGGAGGCGGTGGTGCAACATCTGCTGCTGGTTCTGTTGGGCGTGCCGGTGGATCAGGTGGTGGGGGTGGATGGGGTGCTAAAGTAGGTGGCGCAGGAACATCTGGTCAAGGTAATACTGGTGGTACTGGTGGCCCAGCAACTAGTCCTTTTGCTTATGGAGGCGCTGGCGGAGGGGGCGCTAGTGCTGTAGGTTCAAACGGAACAGCCAGTGTTGGCGGCAATGGAGGCGGCGGAACATCTAGTACATATAGCGGTGCAACCGTAACTTATGCTGGTGGTGGTGGTGGCGGTGCGTATGCTGGGAATACGGCAGGAACTGCAACAGGTGGCGGCGGTGCAGGTGGTAATACAGCAGTAGGTTACAACGGTGCTGCTGGCACAGTAAATACTGGTGGTGGAGGCGGCGGCGCTGGAGTTGCTGGAGCAGGAATTTCGGCAACTGGTGGTGCTGGCGGTAAAGGTATAGTTTGCATTCGTACTTTACTTGCCGTACCAACAGCAACTACAACAGGCTCACCGACTGTAACTACAGACGCAACTTATCGGTACTACAAATTTACTGACTCTGGAACAATTATTTTCTAATAATGGCACATTTTGCAGAACTTGACGAAAACAATGTAGTCTTACAAGTGATTGTGGGCGTTGACGAGCCGCTTGATGGTGAAGCTATCTATGCAGAGACAACAGGAACCGTTTGGAAAAAGACCAGCTACAACACAAGGAGCAATCAGCATTCATTAGGCGG